ATTATGGGGTGACACGAAATTGCCAGCCGCTCACTTTGCCGTGCATAAAAACTGGATCAACACACTAGGATATCTTGCACCTGTATATTTCTGGCATTGGCATGTTGACTCATACACACAAAAAGTGGCACGTAAATTAAACAGATGTCTTTATATGCCAACGATAGAATTCAAGGCTAAAAAAATATTAGACGATAATGCAGGTAGACAAATACGTAACAACTTTAATATTTCTGAAAGAGATCAATATGTATGGACAAAAGTGAGAGACAGGACATTAAATGCAGATGTCAGTGCTTTGAAATCTTTTATAGAATCACGAACTGAATAAGTTTATTAGTTCTTTCTTCCAGTCATCGCTGTACTCACAGTCTCGGTAACCATCAAACCATGGACCACCTTCCGTATAGTGTAGTATTTTAGGTACACCGTCTTTTGGTTCTTTGTACCAGCCTACTAGCCAGTTATATTCTAAAGGTAATAATCCTATCTCATTGTCTTCCAACCAACTGAACCTGTGTAGGAATTTTGGTGATTCCTCGTTGAGTAATTCTGGTGTTAGTATTTTGTTCTTAGAATGTTCACAATTCCATAATACCATGCTTGACCAGTTCTTTCTGGGATATGAAGTTTGCACCTGTCCGTCCATTTTTGTTGTCTCTTTTGGAGTGTAGTCGTGTTGTACAACGACAACTGCTTTTGAGTCGTCACAATATTTCACAAGCTCATGGCTTGGTATCTTCCAAAGGAAATCACAGTCACAGAACACTGCCCACCCTTTGAAGTCGTTCATGTAAGGTACAAAGAATCGAGTAAACGTGAACTCTGTTGATGCCAACTTGTCTACAGGTCTAGTGTATATGCCTTGATCCCTCATCTGTTTTTGCTTTAAAGGGATGACCTCTGCTAACGGATCTCTACGTTTGATAGAGTGTTCGCACACTTGGTATGCTATGTCTTCTCTGCTGTCGTGCCCTACATATATTTTCACATGAATATTTAACTTATAAATATTTCCATATGCAAATTTCAGAACGTTGCCGAGAGTATGAAAGTAAGTTTCCTCTATCACCCAGTGGCGGTCCAGTAAATCAACAAGGATGGACACGGTATAAACAGTACAGCACACCCGACCATGTAAGGAAAAATGCAAAAATGTTTTGGAACTTTGGTGTCTCCAGGGAGATCAGGTACGAACTGAATTGCAGGAAAGACAATCGCACAGCAAAGATATTGACCTTTGATCCAACACCGTTATCAAAACAGACCACAGACAGTGCCAATAGGGGTGATTATAATATTATTCATACTAGCAAAGCCTATGACACAATGGCAGGGCAGACATTGAAGTTTTACGATGTCGCCGGTGATGGAAAATGTTTTCAATTAGACGAGCCGGAGAAATACGAGAATGTGATAGAAGTCCAAACAACTAACCTCAAAGAGATCGCTGATCAGCACGGCGCTGAAGTGGAGATCATAAAACTAGATATTGAGGGACGTTGGTATGAAATGCTGAATGAAATACAGGATCTGTCTTTGCCGGCAAAAGTTATCCTGTGTGAATGCGAAATGGATATAGGTGACACAGATGTAAACTTTAATAGACTAGACGAGATAGTGGTAAAATATCAAAGCAGTGGATATAAGGTTTGGACAAATAGGATTGGTAAAAAAAACAACATTGAACTTATTTTTACCAAAAATATATAAATTTTTATTTTCTTCCTGAAACTATTTGGTGTATTTGCTTCCAATTATTCACACGGATTATGTCAGGATGATTACAATCTTGATTGTATGGATGGTCTATTAATATAGGCTTTAAACCGTATTTGAGCCCCAGTACAGCGTTCTTTGGCTTGTCCTCGACCCAATATAGTCCGGTATCATGGAATTCGGCTAAAGCACTGTCTTTGTCTGCGCCTGTACCAAGTATGTGGTAATTTGTGAATATATGTTCTCCGAATAGTTCTCCCAATCTCTTCTTGCGTAATTGCTGTCCTGGTATGTCTGATGTCTGTGACGTGATTGGTATGAACGTCCACCCCTCGGCCGCCAACAGTTTTACCCATGTCTGTGATTCCAGCATCGGCCTCTGTGTTCCCATCCAAGCACTTCTATTGAATTCTCTTATCTCCTGCCTGATTGTGTCTTTGCTCACACCGTACCTGATTGCCATGTCATATTCGCCCAGCATGTCTGGCAATTGTTTATATGGATAATATCTCGTTCCACTTTCATCGAAATATGATCTCAGCGACATCCATTTAGAAAAATGGTGTTCCCATTCTAACAGCACACCGTCTACGTCTGTGAGTATTACTCTGTTATTTGATATCGGCATCTTCCATTCCTGCTACTCTCAGTTTTACAATGTTTGTTATTTGCCATTGTTTCTGATCCAGTCCTTTGGTTATGCCCAGCCATTGATTTCTGATTAGTGCGAAATCGTTTATAATTTTATCCATGTCTACAACATCATCCTCGCCGTCCACATACTTCTCTGCGTCTCTACTTGATAAAGCTCTATTGTAGTTCTCTAGATATTTCCTGAAAGTCTTTGATCTCAGTCTCCTCAACTCAATGTTTAGGTACTCAAGTATCGCTTCTAGTTGTTGTAGTTGACTGAATCTTTCTTCCACTATACCTGGTAATGCCGCACTAGCTCTTTCTAGGTTACCGTATATCTTACACTGCTTTTTGGCCTCTAACAATTCCTTGTCGAAGTATGCCACGCAGTCTGGTATCTTTGCTAGGTTCCTGCTGACTTCGTTGTACCAATTAATCATCTTCGCCGTATCCGTCTGACTCTTCGTCTTCCTCGAACACAGTGTTGATCGCTTCTTCTAATTTGGGATCGTATTCAGCAGACGCCTTGATCTCGTCGTGCTCCACTCCTATGTCCTCTAGGCTCTTGATGAAGTCTATGGCACAATCCAGTTTCTGCCTCTCTGGAACGTAGTGTGTTATGGAGTTCCATAACCTTTCGATGTCCTCGTGTGTAAAGTCTATCATTACTCTTCTTTTTTACTCTTTGTTTTTGGTTTTGTTTCTGTTTCTACATCAATAGGGGTATCGGTATCTTCTATTTCTGTAGGTACTTCTTCCTTGAATTCTGCCATTATCATATCTAATTTATCACCAGTCCATGCTTTTCTGAAATCGATGTGTTCTTTACCTGCCTTGTCAACATACTTCAACCTATTTCCCGTTTGAACCAGTAAACCTTTTTTCTCAAACAGATCCACAAGTCCACTGTAAGGATCCATACCTGTGTCATAAGGGATCTTGACTTGTACACCTTCAAATGGTTTAGCATATCTGGTCTTCATTACCTTACAAGCGGCCCTGATACCTCTCACTTCTGAGATCTTGTTGCCTTTCTCGTCTTCTTTCAATTTCAGTTTCTTCATTGCGATAACGATAGAACTTGCGTAGATGAAACCTTGACCACCTGATATTTTGTCATCTGGATCAAACATATCCTGTGATGCGTATGTGTGGTTGGTGGCTATAAGTCCCACGTTCCAACTACCAAACATGTTCACACAGTTCCTAACAAGTGCCGTCAAGGCCTTGGGTTTTCTACCTAGGTCACCTTTCATGTCACCTGCTTCGAACTGGTTAACGTCTGTCGGTGTAAGCATCATGCCCAGACTGTCTATGACGAAAAGTACTTTTGGTGCACCTTCCTTGTTGTCTGCGTGTTGCTCTCTATAACCTTTCATGAATTCCGATATGGTCTTTGCTACATCGTCTACCATTGACATGCTTAATTTTAGAAGTTTGTCTTCTGATGTGTCCACTTTCAATGCCTGAAGCCACTGTTCGTCTAGTGCATTCTCTGTGTCAATCAGTATAACGAATATGCCTTGCTCTTGTGCATTCTTGATGATGTTTCCAGATGCTATGTAACTTTTACCTGCTCCTGATTCGCCCGCAAGTACTGTTACCTTGCCTAATGGAATACCTTTGTTGAAATCACTAGTCATCAAATAGTTTAATGCGTAATTTCCTGTTGAGATCCAATCTGTTGGGTCACTGAATCCTATACCTAAGCCTTGGATTGACTTTGTGATGCTTTTCCTAAATTTTGTTGCGTCAAATACTTTTGTCATAATTTTGTCCTTTGTGTCATCTATTTTAGCATACCTAGGCCCTAACGTCAATATTAGGGCCTTGGTAAAATGTCAGATTATTTTGCTTGTCTTGATCTAATCAACTTCAAGATGTCTTCCGCTCTCTTGGCACTGTCGCCCGCCGGAGCCGCCGTTGCCGGAGCCGCCTCGGGTTGTGGTGCTGGTGCACTCTCAGTTACAGGTGCCGCTGTTGGAGCCGCCTCTGCCACTGGTGTTGCCGCTGGAGCCGATGCTGTTGGTACTGCTACCTGTGGTTTACCTTGGTAAGCCACGCCCGCTGGTCTGAAGTACTGTCCATACTGCTCAAGATCATAAGCCTCACCTTCCACAGATTTCGCAAATAGTTCTGCGATTATTTTAACCTCTGCTTCTGTTGGTTCTTTTGGTCTGAAGTCACCCAGGTTGTGTAACCCGTGTGTGTCGATCGCGGCTCTCTCTGCCTCGTCCAACGGTCTTTCCCTTCTTGACCATTTTGATGTTGAGTAGTCCGCATAACCACCTTTAGTTGTTTTAGTGATCCTGAAGTCCACACCTTTCAAGTAATCAGTTGGCATTTCTTCCATCTCTGGATCCATGAGTGCCCCTCTGATTATGTTGAAGA